CCTGCGCCACCGCCGCCAGCCCCAACCGTGCCAACCCCGGTTTTTGCGCCGCCATTATTTCCTTGACCCGCAACTCCTAAACCGCCACTTCTGGCGTTGCCGCCACCACCGCCGCCACCAGAACCGCCATTAGCTCCATTCTGTCCACTTCCCGGTGCCCCAAGAAAAGTTCCGCCATAACCACCACCCGATGATGTTATGGTAGAAATGCAAGTTCCTGAAATGCTTGAATTCGTCCCATTTGATTGATAGCTGCCGCCACCACCAACAGTAATTGTATAAGTTATGCCTGTTTTTCCAGTAACTGACGAAGTGAGATAACCACCAGCGCCGCCACCGCCGCCACCGCAAGCGCCGCCACCGCCGCCGCCAGCAACAACAAGATAGCAGAACGTGACAGGCGCAGCGCCACCACCAGCGATGAAGAAGTTCTTCGATGCAAACATTAGGGCGTGTATCCCTGCGAGTAAGACCCGTACCAGTTCGTCCCATCAGCGACGAAAGTGAGAATATCCATCTTGCCAGCCGTGGCGGTGATCGTCGGCGCGCCAGAACTGTTCCACTTCACGCCAGTAAATGTAGCTGTCCCGTTGCCCGTGGCCGCCGCCTGCTTCAAAAGCAGAATAAACGACTTGCCCGCAGTGGCCGTTGGCATCGTGAACGTGCAGGCCGTGGAGGCAGTCAGAGTCGCAGTCTGGACGGTGCCGGTCGCCAAGCTAAGAGTGTTGGCAGTGGTGACGGTGCCAATGGCTACGACGGTTTCGCTATAACTGCCAAGGGTAGTGTTGCCCGTGATACCAACTGTGCTGCTAAAGGTAGACGCGCCAGTGTGTGAGGAAGTGCCTGTCAGCGTAGTAGTGCCAGTGACCGTCAGGTTATTGCCGACAGTCACATTGCCGCTGGAGTCGTTGACGATGTTGATCGTCGTTGCCGAGGGGTGCTGGACGTTGATGCTCTTGAGCGTTGACATATCTCAGCCCTTTACGATGTTAACAAGGCGACTGCCCGGTTCAAGGGCGGTGAACTCATGGGCCTGATTTGCGGGCCAGTCTACCACATTACCAGCCACCAGCGTCAGTTCCCACCCGTCACCATGCGCTCTGAACGAGCCTTTGCTGACGATGCTGATGTGCGTGTCATTCTCGCCATGCGTGTGCATGGGCAGCACATCCCCCTCAAGCGGAAAGTCGTAGCGAGTCCCGTTTAGCTTGCCAAAGGAGATGGGCGAGAACTGCATCATCAGATCACCGTTGGCGCGGTTGTCACAGGAATGACTGGATCACTTGTAGGTGGTGGAGACGGTGGAACATATGCGCTAATTGGCCCAGCTTCGCCAGCAATAATCAAATTATAGATAGCGATGCCATGTGGCTCAATATCATTTTTATCTGCTGTAAAAGGAAGCTCTTCATTAAATGCAAAAAGCTTTAAAAGACAGTCAATACGCGAACCATCTTCGTTGAGATATATAGGAGATTTGATGTATTCAATGCCAGTAGCCATTTGTGTCTCCTCAAGCTATGCGAATAAAAAGGGTAGCTGAATACCCAGAGCCAAAAGAAGTAACCGTTCCCATTGCTCGCCATGTTCCTGATACTGCTCCACCATTAGTAACTATGTGGGCAGCAGTGTATGAAAAGTTTTGGCAGCCACTTGTTTGGCTGGTTACATTATATTCAGCCAAACCACTATAAACCAAACCAGATCCAGCATATGTTGATCCAGCAGTAAAAAGAGCCCCCGAACTTGAAGCCAAAAAAGCATAAGTCCCAACTGCCCCGGCTGTTGTCGCAATATTTACGGTTACAGTAGTTGTACCAGACGTGGTGATTCCAGTACCGGCAACTATAGAGGAAACTCCTCCAGATGCAGGTGTGGACGAAACCCAAGCAGTACCATTGCTGGTCAGTACATTGCCAGCAGTGCTGGGAGCAACCGCCGTGACCGCACTGGTGCCATTGCCGATGAGAACGGCGTTAGCGGTCAAAGTGGCAGCGCCCGTACCACCCGCCGCCACGGGCAATGTGCCCGCAGTCACAGCAGACGAGGAAGTGGAATACAGAGCGTTATTGGCCGCTGTCATAGTCGTAAGACCAGTTCCGCCCTGCGCTACCGTGATGGTCGTGCCGCTCGAAAGAATGGTGCCGCTCGTATTAGGCAGCGTCAGTGTGGAGTCCGCAGCCGCCGCGCCAGCATCGAGGGTGACAGAGCCGCCACCAGTTCCTTTGATTGATACAGGCATTATACGACACTCCAGTAGCTGCCTGAAGAAACGGTCACGGCCACCCCGCTATTGATCGTTACTGGCCCGAACGTCCCAGCGTTCTTGCCAGCGGGAATAGTATAGTTCGCCGTGATGGTTATGTCATTAAGATAGAACGCTTGATTAGCGCCGCCGCCCGTGGGAACGGTGGAATTTGCCGGAAGATAGATGTTTGTTCCATCCGAAACCACCGTCACAACCGTATTGTTTGCGACCGTTGCGCTCGATCCGCCACCGCCAGAAGCTATGATGACGTTGTAGCCGCCAGTTGTCAGGTTCTTGACTGCCCACTGACCGCCAACTCCAGACGGAATTGTATATGTTACATCCGCTGAGATCGAGCCGGTAACATTGAGGATCAGCTTCTGGTACTGCGTAGCCGTGAGCGTTACCGAGCCAGAAGTAGCGTTCAAGCTGGTTGTGCCGCCCAAGGCGTTGTCAATAATGGTCATATCCGAATTGACGGGGATGTTCCATGTGTTGACGTAGTCGCCGTTGGCGGGCAGCTCCAGGTTCTTGTTTGTGCTGTAAGTGCTGGTCATCCGTCAGCCCTCAAGATTCTGATTGGCGATCTCTAGCGCCCGCGCCACGTGATTATCGTGGGTGCTGAGAAGGCTCTCGGTTTGATTGTTGATGTTCTTCTTGGCGCGGTCAACCATGGTCACCAGCTTGTCTGAGACGCGACCGCCAGAGGCGCGCTGTGGCCGAAACTGCTCCATCAGCTCTTCGTCTTGAGTGCGTTGCAGAGGGCCTTGGACACCGCGCCGAATGATATCAACCGTGGGGGAAGCTGCCTCAAGAACATTTGCAGTTTTGGAGCCAGCATATTCGCCAGCACCATAAGCCATTTCCCCAACCTTCTGCGGCGTACCATATCTCTTCTTGCCAGCCATGGCGGCAACAGCGCCCATCATATGGACAGGGTCACCCCGCTGGAAACCCCAGGCAAGATTAGCCAACTGCGACAGCGTGAATGCATTGCTCCAGTTAGAAGGATGCCCAGCCGCCTGATGTATAGCCGCCCCAGCCACCTTGTACGGGATGGTCGGGTCATACTTTGCAAGCTGCTGGATAAGCTGATTGTTCGTGGCGTCGTTCTGCGCCTTGATCAACTTTGTCATCTCGCGAGTTGCGGCCATCTTGTCGGTCGTGCCCAAAGTCCTCTGAATATTGTTCATATTGTCCAGCATATACATATACTGGTCCATATGCTTTGCATATTCTGGCGCGGTGCTCCTAAGAGCTTGGCTGACACCAGCGTGGACTTGCTTGATAGCTGTTTGCGCCATGTCGTTAGGCGCGCTTTTCTGCTCTTGCCAAAGCTCGCGCTTTAGCTGATCAAAGCCACCAAGAGTATTTTCAAAAGACCCCGGAGGCATTGCTTTTAGCTTTGCAATGTCACTTTCAATAGCGTCTAATTCGGCATGAGCTGTCAGGCCATTTTTGCGGGCAGAGGCCCTTGGCCCGATAGTGTTGCGGGCCTCCTGAATTGCCTTATCAACTTCATCAAAAGATATGCCCTTTTGAGAAGCGATCATAGCCTCCTTGCCAGTGCGCCAATCGTTAATGAAGTCGCTTTTAAGATCCTTCAATGCTTTTGATGTAGATTGAGATAGATCGACGGGGTCGCCTTTACCAGAAGCATAAGTGTTAAAAGAGTTTTTAATAGCAGGGTCTGTTGATTTTCCAGCTTGGTATGCAAGATCCATTTGGCTTGGCGCTAACCCTGATATTTCTGAAGCCGTCGCCTTAGCGCCAGGGACAAGAACTTTCTCGCCAACTAACTTGCCTGCTGCCATTGTAGTGGAAACGGGATCCATAAGAGTGGCAGTTGCCCCAGCAGCTTTACTGAGACCAGACAGCGCCTTTCCAGCAGTAGTCGCAGTCCCGGCCAATTGCGCGCCCTTAGCCAATCCAGCAGCCCCGCCAGTAACCGGAATAGCAGCGGTGGACAAAACACTAAACGGGTCAGTCGCCAATGCTTTTTTAAACCCAGCGACAGAGGTAAAAGGCTCTATCATCGCATTGATGATGCCCTCGGACTCCGCTTTTTGAGCAGGATCCTGCTTCTCTCCAAATGCGCCACGGACCTTAGAGGCTATGCCTTGGCCAGCTTGTTTAATGGCTTGCCCAGTCTGCTCATAATTAATCACAGCTTCCGGAATAGCCTTAAGGGCTCGCCCAAAGCTGGGCAATGCTTCTTTGGCAGCACTAGACGCAACTTCAGACCAAGGCATCGCTGCATAGTCTTTCTCATATGCTGTAGGCTCTGTACCCGGAAGACGATATCCAGACGGCAACGACTCGCGCTTGTCGTCTCCAGCAGTCATTGTTTGACGCTGGGTCTCTTGGATACGCTTGTTGATGTCGTATCCTTCAGGAAGCGACGGTCTATCGTCCATCTTAACCCCCAGTCAGAATTTTATAAGTGCCGCGACCGTACTTCTTGTCGATGATTGGCTGCATATCGCTGGCCTTATATTTTTTGATGTCTTCAATGACAACAGGATCAACCGCAGACATGATAGCCCTCTTGGCATACATTTCAGGCGGGTTAACCTTGTCGAAAGCTTCTGAGGCACCCCTCAAGTGTTTAAACTTGGAGAAATACTCATCATAGAAAGCTTTCTTGTCTTGCTCATAGAGTGCGTTCTGCATCAATCCAGCCGCTATGAGCTTGAAGCCAGTTGGGCTACTTTCAATGTTTGGATTAGCCTGCACAGACTGAGCGACAATGAAGCCAGGTTCACGGCTGCCAATAGAGTTGGCAAGATTTGCCCCAAGTCGGAAACTGCCCTTCTGGATAGATTCCAGCGCCGCAACTTCATTACCCCAATCGACCCCAGGAATACTTTTCCCGGTCATTGCCGTATACGCGGTATTTATAGCTTTTGCGGCCTCTAAGCGGGCCTTTGCTCCAGAGCCAGTTCCTAAGAAAGCAGAATCTGACAATTTGTCAAAATCGTCCATCATTTGTTGGAGGTTCATGCGCTGGCGTGACGCTGCTTCCGCCTTACCAGTCTGAGACTCAGACAGCTTTGTTCCTTCGCTCAGCGCAGACTCGGCCTGCTTCTCATCTTGCTGAGTAGCCATATGGACTTTTGGCTGATACTGAGCCGGAACAGACGTAGTAGGTTTCCACTCCATAACATTCTGCGAAGGCTTCACGAGCTTGGTGATGTCCGTCTCGCGTGTACCAGCCGGAGTAATGACAGCAGTAGAGGTCTTGGGGGTTGGGGATCCGGGAGCGACAGGGATTTGCTCATAGGTAGTCTCTAGACCGGTGCCCTTAATTGGGTTCATATTGGCATCGGTGACATAAAATACTGTGTTATCAGCCTTATTGATAACTTGCCACCCAACATCCGGTATGAAACGACGCTCATAGATGCCAGCCTGAACAGCTTTCGTCTGCATCTGCGTATATGGAACCTTAGCTTTCTCCAGCTCAGTTTCAGCAGCCTTCTTGGCGATCTCAGAGGCTTGCTTCTGCTGCGCCTGATAAGCTCCTACGCCACCCATGATGCCTTCACCAAGGGCCTGACCAAGATTGGGCCTGTTGGACGCTAGCATAGAGCCAAGGAAGCCCAAAGCGGGGACAAGGAAACCTTCAGATGTGACGACATCGCCAAGGCTCTTCTTCTCGCCCGCGCCAGAAGGTGCGCCGCCGATATCCGCAGGGGGCTTCAAGCCGGGCTGTTTGGCGCCAGGCGCAAGGTCTTGCCCGCCATAATACCGGTCAAACATTGAGACATACTTCGGGACATTGGTGCCAAGCACATCCGCGACGTTGCCAGCTTTTTCCATGGGCTTTCCAGACAGCCACATGGAGGCCACTTGGCGCGGGTCGTCATACTGCTTCAAATAAAGACCGGCGCGATGCCTAGCAGTGGCATCTTGAGCAGCTTGGTCTTTCAAAAACTCTTCTGGCGTCATGCGACGGCCAAGAGCCTCTTCCGTCCAAGAAGGGATGTTCGCACCCATAATCTGGTATGCACCATATGGCCGATCACCTCTGCGAGATGCTGGGCCGGTAATGTCATAGCGGCCACCACTCTCAATACGCCTAAGAGCCCCAAGGGTGCGCTCCAAACGATCATCAGCAGGAGCGGCCTCAACAGGAACCTCGGTTGCCTGCGCAGGGATTTCCTCAGAGGCGTCCACGCCGCCCCTAGTCGCGTACCCTTGGCGCGGGACCAAGCCGCCATAAGCAAACGGCGTAGCGTCCTCTGTAGCACGGTCATAATCAACGGTCAGATACTCCCCGCGACGACCGACAGCTTCAGGCTTACGCTTTAAAACCTCTTGAGCCATAAGGCCCATCTGGGTCGGCCCTTCACCAATGTTGTAGCTGTAAATGTTCTGGCCGTCGAAGGTTTTGCCTACGGGACGGATATTGTCCTTGGCGCGGGCATCAGAGAACGGAAGAAAAGACGCAATAGCTGTTCCAGCATCAAAAAGCGTCTTCCCAGCGCCTACAAGACCAGCGACATCTTTAGCCGCCCCAAGCAAGCCCCCGCCACCACCAGAACCAGACATAGACATCTGCGCAGCTTTCAACTGCTGCGGCCTCTGAGATCCGGCTTTGAGAACGCCCTCCATAGGGTCTCGACCGCGCATCACATCGCTGGGATCATAAGGGATTGCCTCTTCAGCTTGGCTGTCTTCGCTGCCACCATCCGCATATGCATGACGAGGAACAACAAGGCCACCTTCTGCCTTAAACAGATCCTTTGCCTTATCATACCAACCTTCATTGGAGGAGACGCCCTTACTGCCTAAAAGGCCAGAAGATTCATCAGCTTTTGAACCGTAAAGAAATTCTTTACCGCCTTTGTAAACGCCCGCAATATCTTTGCCGGTCTGCATGGCAGATGATAGCCCAGTGGGCCGCTGGGCTGGCATTGTCAGCTTGGCAGCTTCGATAGGCTTGGGGACAGGGATGTTGGCCGCAGGGACAATGCCTGTAGCGCCGGGCGAGCCGCCGCCCATGGGCTGCTGACCTCCATAGACCCCCAAGGCCTGCTTGTTGGCCGCAATGATCTGAGCCCAGTCATCAGCGCCGACAAGGCCCCCGCCAACGTAGCCGCCGCGTTCAAAACCTTCGCCCGCCATGTCGGAAGTGACAGCACCGCCCATGGAGCTGTAGTCAAAGCCGTCAGGCATCAAGCCACCACCCATATCTTTATGGGTGCGCTCAGCGCCTTCAGTCGCCTTCTTGTAGTCAACGGTCTTGTATCCGCCCATGAGACCGACAGCCTCAGGATGCTTTTTCTCCACATCCTGCGCCATAAGGCCGATCTGGGTTCGGTCGTCGCCCTTGTACTTATAGCTGTAAATGGGCTGGCCATCGTGAGTCTCGCCAATCTCTTTAACGTCTTCCTTAAGACGCTTGTCAGAGAAGAACCCGCCAGGCTGCGTAGTAGATCCTGTGGTTGTCGAGCCAGACAGAGCGCCAGTACCCATGGCAATGTTTGCCAAGAACTGGGCGACTTGGAATGGGTAGCCGCGCTCTTGCAGGAACTGTTGATACTGAGCCGTATCCTGTGCCTGCTGGGTCTGTTGCTGGATCTGACCAGCCGCCAGTTGTGCCTGCGCACCCTGCAAAGCGGCTTGCTGAGCACCAGTGCCCAATCCAGCCAACTGCTGAGCGGTTCCGGCACCCATGGTGTATCCCTGCTGCCCAAGGCCCGCTAATTGCGTTCCGAGACCTTGGAGAGCCGCACGGTTGGCCTGGGCCACCTGGAGGCCGGTTTGCTGGGCCTGCTGATAGCCTTGCTGGTAGAGCGGTGCGATAGCCTGGGCACCGGCAAGCGCCTGCTGCCCGCGCAGAGCTTGACGCTGCAACCCAGCGCGGTCGCCGCCATAAGCCCCAGCCCTAATAGCCTCCGCCTGCTGCTGCGCCTGCTGTTGCCCAAATTGTTGGCCCAGCGCAGCCTGCGTGGCGCCAACAACGTCACGGGTGTAGGGATTCATAAATTGTTGGGTCTGCAAGCTCCCAGGGGTAATAGGAGCCGCGCCAGCCAACGCGGCACCGGTAGCCGCATTAATATATCCAGCGCCGCCTTGCTGGGCTCCCAAAAGGCCCTGCGTGGCCGCGCCATAGTAGGGCTGCGCCTGTCCCGCTGCGGCGTTCGTGGCTTGGATACCGGCTGTTTGAGTAGGGGTCAGGGGGGCGACAAACTCGCCGCCATAAGGCTGAAAAGGTTGCTGCGCTACTTGCTCTGCTCTAGCATTAACGGCATTGTATCGCGCCAAAACTTCAGGCGGAATCTGGACCGTTTGTGTTGAGGTAGTGGTTCCGCCTTTTCCGCCGCCGCCCATACCGTCTACTCCGCAGCCGCCCGAAATGCGCCAGTGCGCGCATTATACAGGAAAAATGCGCCACTTGGCTTGCCAAATTGACGCTCATACAGACGGACTTTAGCCTCCGTCCGGTGGTTTGATAAGACCCCAATCATCAGTGGAATCCCCAAGGTATCGGCAGTTTTCTTGGAAAATTCACACAGGCGACGGGCTCTACCCCCCTTTGCACTACGGTAGTTCGGATGAATGAAAATGGCTCGCTCTTCCAGAACATTGGCGTCAGAATACCACATTGGCCCCACCCTGAGAAGGATAGCACCCTCAAGTTCCTTGCCGCCATCTTGAATAATTCCAACAAGGCCGTGATCAAGGTTAAGAGCTGGCCAGATTTCAGCTAAAAGCTTTTGAGGATTTGGATCCACAAACCCGTTTTCCTCACAAGCCTGAAGCGCCAATTCCATCATTGGATGGACATCTTCTGGCGTTCCAATTCTTACCCCAAGATCATCAGCCATGAACTACCCCCTAGTTCTTCTTCGGGCCAGGCAAAGATTTAAGCGTTTTCACCGTTTTGGCCCGCATCTTTTTGACAAAGTCATCTAACTCTGTGTGGCCCACATCCATGTCGCCACCGCCAATATTAACCACAACCTCAGGAGGAATAACATATTCCCCGCCAGCGGCAACAATTGGAACATGCTCCCCGGTCGCACCCCCGCCAGCAAACGCCTTGGGAAGACCCCCGTACATCTTCGTAATGTCATTCATAATCTTAAACCCAGCCATGGTGTTCCCCTCGCCCATGGCAGAGATTATGTCCGCTGGGATTACGTAGGATCCTGACGGCACATGCATTGGAAGATGGTCTGTACGCCCGGCAACAGCGCTATGGATTGGTCCGACATGGGGCTTGATGCCGCCCGTCTTTGGCGCGGCGACAGATTTTGTCATGGTGCCTCCAGAAGCCCGCTTTTTGCGAGATTCACTAAGAGCGATGGCAATAGCCTGCTTCTGCGGGCGACCACTATGGACCAACTCGCTGATGTTGGAGCTGATCGTTTTTTGCGAGGAGCCTTTTTTTAGTGGCATAAGATCCTCATGGGTCAGGAGTATAGCCGACACAAAAATTCATCCCGGCATCAGTTTTTAGGACAAGCCCATTGGTGTATGGAAGCTGAACGGTTTGATAAGGTGTAAAAGAAGCGGCAGTAGATGGAAGTGATTGGTAGATTAAGTTTGCCGCCGATATGCCGCCAGTTGTAGCTGAATTGTAAATATAAACATGCGCGGCCCCAGAATGAACAGGAATAGAGACACTGAAAACCTTGCCGGGACCGGCATGGATTAACGTCGTAGTGGAGGCAGCAATTGTTTGGCTAACAGTTGATGGGAAAGTATTTGCGTTCAGGCTGTCGATTGCCACAACAAGCGCAGCCAAATTTGTGCATATGCACGGCAGATCAGCCTCAATAAGCTTGAGCGTCTGATTGAGCCCGTTAATGGCGACGACACCGTTCTTTTGGGCTGTGAGAATATCGTCAAGCGATGCAGGCATCAGTATTTCCCATCGGCTTGGATGCGGTAGCGAATATTGCCAAGTCTCCAAAACGAGCCAATGTCATTGCTCTCAACCCGGATGGCGACTAAGCGTCCTCTAAACCTTGGCGTGATATAAGTCGTGGCTTGCGTCAAGGTGTAGGGGCCATAGGCAATCGGAGTTTGCCCCGGATAGTCTGTCACATAGAAGGTGAGCAAGACGTTTGCACCCTGCGTACCACCATAATAGCCCCATTTCATATCAGGCCAGACCTGATCAATGAAACTTTTTACATCGGCCTCAGTCAGCGCGAAGTAACCTGTTTGGAAATAGCTATCCATCGCCACGCCATCGGCGTCGGTCGATGTTTCGTGCTGATAGAGATACTGATTCAAGCCCGCGCCAATAGGGGGGCCAAGGACTGACTCATTGATCCAAGCAGAGCGCGCAACATAGGGATTGGAGGCCGAGTTAAAGCCGTAATCCCACTGGTCAAGGACGATGTTATATTTGACGTAGCCCTCATTCTCACCACCGTTCCCAACTGTCGGGAAGTGCCAAGCAATCTCACCAAAGCGGGAATTAGGGCAAACACGAATGCGGTCAAGATTGTCAGTGTCCAAGTCTTGAAACACTACGTCCCAGATCGGGCACTTGATTGGCTCAACGCCGGAACCGGCAAGCCGATAGAACTGGCTCTGGCCCATCCAGTAAACGACGCCGTTCATTGAGGCAGCAGCTTTGCGGCCAACCAACCCGCATCCGGTTCCAAGTTCGTTGAACTGATAGACATATGGCGGCCCAACATACTGCATTGCCCAGATACCGAGGTCCGTCCAAAGCAATGCTTGTTGTCCGGCCTGAATACCTTGAACTATACGAGACCCTTTAGGGATGCGGTAACTACCGGCTTGATTGGTAATTGTCGCGGTCCAGTCTTCATAATTATCAACGTCGCACCAGCGGACCAACATCGGGTCAGCGATGCCATTGAACGTCGAGCCCCACGCAATAATTTGGCGCTGTGGCATAGCGACAAACGCGCCCTGATTAACTGACGGTGCGGCAACAATAATTTCGGCGACTACCGTGCCCTCAGTCGGGTTCCATGCGTAAATTGGACCGCCAAGCGGGTTGGCAATTAGCACTTCGCCCCAATTGTCCAGAGTCCAGTCCGTCGCATTGATCGGAACGCCACGGTATTGGGTCGGGATGACGCCGCCATACCCATAGAACCCATATCCTGCGCTCCCGTACCCAACGCCCGGAGGGTAGACGCCGACACCATTGTGGTAGAGGAAATAGACGTTCCCGCCATTCATGGACACGGAGGCGGTAGAAGTCGCGGATGTGGCGGCAGCAATCACAAACGCATTGGCGCTTGTGACGCTCAAAATTGAATAGTTCCCGTATATTGTGCAACCACCAACAGATGTGGCAATTAGCACGGGGAACGTGTCCCCAGCCGCATACCCATGATTATTTAGGGTGACGGAAACGAAGTTGGCTCCAGATGCGGTAGTGAAGACTGCCGTTGTACCGCCATTGGCAACCGTCGATGTAGCGAGATCAGCCGCATAAATAGTGTATTGGTTCACGTTTGAAGACGGGTTTGATATTTGATACTGCCCAAAAAGCACAATCCCGCCAACACTAATTTGTGTTTTAATATCAACAACATAGTAATCGTTAGTGCCGCTGTTGGCGTCAACGACAACAACCGCATTGCTCCCAGCGGTCGTGCTGAAATCTGCGGTGGTGCTTTCTATGGTCTGCTCCGGCGTAATGTCCTGACTGCCACCCGAGATAATAATCCCGAGCGAATTGCCGCCGCCAGTAATTGAGCCACCAGAAACATACGCAGTCGTGGTGGCATTGGCATAAGAGACGCTAGTTGATGTGGCCGCTGTAACCACATAGGTTCCATTGTACCCAGCGGGGTTGATGCCGCTGACAATGATCCGCTGGTTGACGTTAAAGATGAAGGGGCCGGTAAAGGTCAACGTGGCCGTCGTCCCAGTGCCGCTTGCGCCAGTTACCGTAATTGGGGCGACTCCCTCCGCACCAACGGCCAAATAGGAGTTGGAATTGGTGTCTTCCCATGCCCATAATGCGCGAACAGTCGAACCGATCTGAGCGCCATAAAATTTTTCCCAGCCGCCAAGCTTCTGGACTAGGCCCCCGAGAGTACGATCAGGGATAAACCTGACCAGTTGGCTCTCCGAAATTGCGGCTTCGTTGAGGGCGGGCGTCTTGTTCTGATCAACGCCTGGCATGAGCTTAAGTGCTTGATGGGGCATCTTTTAGCCCCTCGTCGGCGTGGCGATTGGTGAAGGCGATTGCGAAGACCAGCCAGCAGCCTCGAACTTTTTGCGGGCCTCCTCAACCATCGCGCCTTTCAAGAGCGTTTGATACTGGCTCTCGTAGCTAATCGCCATTTGCGGGTCGTCATTCATACGGCCAAAGTTGCGCTGATACGCAGAGATATAGACCATGCTGGCCATGATCATAATGTCTGGCAGATTAGTGCTGATGAAAGTCGTTGGGTTCGTTGCCGACAAGCTGGCGGGGCGATATGTGCCAACCAATTCAACCGTGTAGCTTTGATCCGGGTATGGTCCTACGAGGAAAGTATAATCATCAAAAGGAACCCAGTACTGAGGGACGCCACGATTAGCAACCGCGCCAGAACCGTACACAGCATCTAAAAACTCCTTCGTTGTCGGAAGAAGCGGCACTCGATCTGCAAGATCAGGATTGGTCGAACCAACCAAGACGTTGATTTGCTCAGGGACAACGAGAGTCCCAAGCGGGAAAGTCTCAGCGGGAACATTTAAAGTTCTGCTGCCAGCGGTTAAGCTATAGGCTGTGCTAACCCCAGAAGTGAAAAGAAAGTCGAGATCGCGGTACATCCGCAACTCGGCATAAACAATCATCTGTGGCAGAATTGCGAGAAAAGCAGGGTCAGTCTCGGCCACAACAGCCATTGTCGCCATCTGGGTGATGTAGCTGGTCGTGCCAGACACCGAACCGTCGTAGGACATAGGGGTGGTCATCGAAGAAACTCCGCTTTCCCAGCACTATAGCATTGCTGGGGATTTTACGCCATCTCTGACGCTTTATCCTTAACCTCGGCTACTCGGCGGCTCCAACCTTTGCCAAACGTCCCAAACGTAGGCAAACGCTTGAGGAAATCGAGGCGCATGTCGCAGATGGCGTCAACGACCTGTCTAGGATCGCATGCCCTGATCGCTTCCAAAGACTTCGGGCCAATTACGCCATCCGCAGCAACCCCGGCGATCTGCTGGAGGTACTTGGAAGCGCGCCCGACACCCGAGTTCACGGCAAGGTCATAGGCGGCGTAATCGACACCAGAGGGGAGATCGTCGCCCCGGATCTTGTCCCAATACATTGATTTGTAGAAGGGTTTGACGATGTTTGGCGTCAATTTCCGCATTTCCTCCTCAGACGAGCTGCGGTTCCAATAAGACTCCCACGCGCGCTGGGTCACCCCCAAATTCGTGCGCCCGCCCGGATCGCGGGGATCGTTGACGTAGCCGCCCTCATGCTGAAGGACCATGTTGAAGCAGTTGTCCCAATTTTCTCTCATGTCACTTGTCCTTGGAGGCAAGGAGGTCGTTCTTGGCCTTGGAACCAGCCGACGAGCCAAAGTAGAACTGTATCACGCCGGTCCATGAAGTGCTGAGAGACCCGAGCATCATCAAAAGCACTTCCATGCCGTTTTTGGGGATGCCAAATATCAGTATCCAAATCAGCGCCCCAAAGAAACCAAACGTGATGAAGAAGGCGAGGGCCTTGGGGGTCCAGTCCCTTGTCTCGCGCTGCATCTGACGGGCACTGTCACGATCCCCGGCAGCAATGCGCTCAAGGTCAATGTCCAGCGACTTCATTTGCACTTTAAGGTCGGCGTCAATCTTCTTTATGGCGGCGAGCTGGTCGGGTGTAGCAGTGGCCATAGCCTCGGAAATTTGGGTCTCCGTAGCATCTTCGTGCCCAAATAGAGCGCTGGACAGGGTCTTGACGGCAACCCCCGCCAAAGGGCCTCCAAGCGCTGTGGCGATGGTCGGGGCTACTTGCCCCAGAAGGGGGCCAAATTTCTCAAGCAGATCCATTTAATCCCCCTCTATGTTGAAGGTCAGGTTTTTGTGGTCAGGGTATGGGATTACGACATTCCCCTCGGGGCACTTGTACATGATGCGGGCAATTAGCTTCGCCGCACCCGGCGCAACCGCTCGCGGGTTGTCTATGGTCAAAGTATACCCGAACTTGTCCACAACGGGGCTGGCGGGGCCAGAAAACTTGGCGACGGACGGATTTGCCTTGTGAACCATGTAATCTGAGTCGCGCACCTCAAGAGCAAAGTCCTCAACCGTGCAATCGTCACGGATCTTCTGCCGAGCAACAACCACTTTGAACACGCCAAAGGCTGGCCCATTTGAGATACTGAAGTGCTCCGCATCCCACTTCAGGATGTCTTTTGGAGGAAGCTTGATCTTGTCATACAACGAATATCCGCCACCAATCATCGCCATGATCGCAGTCACAGCGGCGACGGGCTTGGTGATGGAATCGGTGTCGATCACTTGTCGGCCTTTCCGTCCAGCTTGATCTCGACGCGCTCAATCTTGTCATAAATGCGTTGGAACATCGCCTCAATGTGCTCCATGCGTTTATCTAGATCCATTTTGCTGACGTAGCTCTTGGGCAAATCAACTTCAATTTCGTGAATATCTTGGCGCAATTCCTTCACAGCGCCCCATATCTCACGGGCAAACCAGCCTCCGGCGGCGATGGCGGCCCCGCCAACAAGGTTCATTATTGCTTGAGGCTCCATCACGCCGCTTCCCTTTCAGGCTCTTCTTCACCTTTATACCAGCGCAGATTGACCTGAAGTCGCTCATCGCCGGGCTCCAAATCTACCGCCAACTGGCCCTGTTGGATTGCAATGTCACGCAGGCCAAGATGCCATGCAGATATGGCTGCAAGATCGTGTGCTTGATACCCCCAGACAGCAGGGTCACATGTATAGACGGCCTCGCGGTTGGTAATGCGCAGCGCCCGCATGGCGTAAGCAAAGCACTCTTCCCAACGGTACTGGCGATAACAAAGGAGAGCTAACTCGCACCATGGTTCGCGGGTATTAGGGGCCTCTGACGCCGCCATTTGAAAAGCCTTTTCGGCTTCAAAAACATTGCCCAACTCGTTGTAGCAACGACCCATGACCCTGTAAGCATAGCACCGCTCATTCTGCCATGTGGCGCGGGGAAGCTTTAAATAGCTGTTGCAGGCATCAACTGCTTCGCGCCAGCGAGCGTGAAAACTCAGTTCTCGCGCATAATAGAAGGCATTTCGCGGACAGTCGGGGTCTTCTTTTACAGAAAGCTCCAAAAGATCCATGTATTGGCCCCGGCTTTTCGTGGGGTCTGGCTTGTGGACAGCGATGAGGAAGTCGGTTTGCGCCCATACTTCCGTGATGCGTCCGTCAGGGACAGGATATTCGTGGCATGGGTGGTGCCAATGGTATCCATGTCTGGCGTGAATCTTCTCATAGTAGAAGCTGATTCCGCAGCCCCAGTCGAACATGTAGCGGAGCCGGGTAGTCTCTCCCTTGATCCAGACACGCTCTATCTCCTCGCGCCACCCAGGCTGAAGAATTTCATCGATGTCCAAGCTAATGCAGACATCCATATCACGCGGCACCAACG